GATTTTAGTGCTCCATCTCTTCCATTTGGTGACTTATTTGGTGCTGGTGGATGTAACTCTGGACCTGTTGCTTGTGGACCTCCAACAGTTAAATTTTTTGGAGGTAGAGGATCAGGTGCTGCAGGTAATTTAATAATTGGTGCTTTAGGTGAAATAATGGGTATTGATATGGTTGAAAATGGTATTAATTATGATAGAGATGCGAATGCTGTGATTATAGACACATGTGGAAAAGGACAAGGTGCTGTTATCAGACCAGTAGTAGTAGAGGGTGGGATCACAAATATAAATGTAGTAGAACCAGGTACAGGATATCTAAGTGTTCCAGATGGAAGCACAGGAGGAGATGGTAGAGTATGGGCAAGACCTGAGGAGACAACTATAACACGTGCTGATGGTGAAGTTGAAATACCATATCAACCAGGTAATGTAGTGACTGTAGTTCCTGATGACATAGTTTTAATGCCACCAGGCACAGAGGTTGTAACTGAACCTCTTTCTACATCTGATATTCAGCAAGTAATAGTAGATAGAGTAACACCAGTACAAGTAAATCAAGTAACAGCAGATCAAATTCAAGCATTAGGTTTAGGTGATGAACAGGCATCTGAAATTGGTGGTGAGGAGAGGATACAAGGTGGAAAACCTCATATTGTTAAGAGAACAGGTAAATTTACAACACCACCATTACCAGTGGTTAGACCTCAAGGTAATTATCCTATTTCAAGTGATGGTGCTTATCCTGCGATCATGTATCTTTGTGATGTAGTTGTGGAATCTCCAGGTATCAGTTATAATGAAAATGATAAAATTATTATTGAACCAAATGCAGGTGCTACTGCTGTTCCAAAGTATAATTCAAATGGAGGTGTGGAGTCAGTTAAAGTAACTGCTGGTGGAGAAGGATTTACACAAATGCCTGATGTCTATATCAAATCTGAAACAGGATTTAATTCAGAGTTAAAACCAGTATTCTGTCCTGATAGAATTGCTAAAGATGAAGTTAAGGAATATGATCCTCAAGGTAAGGTACAGTTAGTTACAATTATTGATTGTGTTGGACAGATTGATAGAAATAAATTTGCAGGTTATGTGAATGGTGAACCTTATTATGGTCCTTTCCATGTGCATCCAGAAACAGGTGTAAAAATGGTTGGTGCTAGACATGTTGATGAAGCACATGATATAATAACTAGTAGACCTAACACTCCAACAAAACGCTCCTACATAAATCAGGGGGATATAACTTAAATGTCACAAAGGAAGAATTATCATACAGTTAGATATGGAACCAGAGATGGGGAACTTCAGTTTGGTCATATTCATAAGGATAATAATGAATCAGCAGTAATGTTGAGGAGTGGTCATGATTTCATACATTATATAAGTATGGATCATACTGGTAATGAGATTCGTAAGCATGGTACAATTTGTAGATCACCTGGTTCTTTTCAAGTTAAAGCAGGTGATAATGCAAAAGTAACTGATGATAATAAGAATAATGATGCTGGCATTACAATGGATGCTGTAAGTGGTGATATTATATTGAGAGCACCACAAGGTAAAATTAGAATAGAAGCACAGGATATAGAATTAGTTGCTAGTGGGTACAATGGTAGAACTGGTTACATAGCACTTGACAGTAATGAGAAAGTTATAATAAAATCAAAGAGTGTAGATATAAGAGCTACTGAAACAGCAAAGTTCTTTTCTGAAAACAAATTAGATGTGGTTGGTAATGCAATTATGAACATTTATGGTGGATTGGTTGATATGGCTGATGGTGCTACTTCTATTTTAGGAAGTAAAACAGGACCTTCTAGTTCAGAAGAAAATGCTAAAAATCTTAAGAGTTAGGAGGTAATATGCATTTTTCAGATGTAGAAGTTGGTAAACAATTAATTGTAGGAAATGGTACTTACTATGATACCCTTGGATTAGGGATGAATGCTATAAGAGGATCTGCATACATTGAAGGTCCTTTCTTAGTGGGAGATGCCAAATCATTTGGTGGAGTAGTAGCAACAACTATGATTGCCAGAGATGTGAATGAAGAATCTAATAATCCCTCTAAATCCTTACATGTAAATGGTAATGTTGATATTATAGGTGATAGTGGAACTTCAAATGCCCTTTATGTGACTGGTGGTGGTAGTGTTGATTCACTTTATGTTCAAGGAGATGCTTTCTTTAGTGGTGCAGTTGATTGTGGTAATAAGGGAAAACTAGCTGCTAGGTTTAGTTCTGCTGATGCAAGACCAAAACCATTTGATATAATACATCCAACAAAGGGTGATGGTCATAGACTTCGTTATGCATGTATTGAAGGACCAGAGGTTGGTGTATATTATAGAGGAAGATTAAAGAATGATACTGAGATTGTTCTTCCAAACTATTGGAAAGATCTAGTTCATGTTGATAGTATTACTGTACAACTTCAACCAGTTGGAGCACATCAGGATATAATAGTAAAGAGATGGGATGATGAAAAGATTTACCTTCAAGCAAAACCAGGTTTTCCTATTAATTGTTTCTATCATGTATATGCAGAGAGAAAGGACATCAATCCTTTGATAGTTGAATATCAGGGTGATAGTTGGAAAGATTATCCAGATCCAAACTTTAATCCTGACACAGCATCTGATCCAGAGGATCCTAATAGATTTAATGATCCAGATTATCGTGGTAGTAGAAACATTATAACAAGTTGAAAAAACTAATTTATATTCAAGAGAAGTTTTTAGATCCCTCTCTGTGTGTTCCATTCATTGAGTTAGCAAAGAGAAATAATCAAGAGATGCCATATGGTGATGAAAGTCGTGGTGGTGATACATTTTTAACAACAGTTACTCATTCAAACCCAAATGAAAGTTTGGCAAAAGAAATGGATGTTCCAGAACCTGATGGTAATTATGGTGCTATCTACTTAGGTGGTAATGTTGATCCAACCACAATAGAAGTTAATGATGATGAACTATTCAAAACAGTGGTTCATGGTGTGACAGATCTATGTAAAAATTTTGATCCTGATATTATATTAGACTATGTGGGTGTAGTTAGGTGGCCAGTAGGAACATTTATGAAACCTCATTTTGATAAGAATGATGTGCATGGTGAAGATGTATTTGCAGCAATGTTATATCTAAATGATGATTTTGATGGTGGATCCACAGTCTTTGAACACATGGATGTAAAACCAGAGGCAGGTAAACTCATAATATTTTCAAATTCACAATACCTTCATCATGTTAATAAGGTTGACATGAGTGAGAGATATGTGCTATCATTTTGGTATAAGTACCCCAAACCAGTATAAATATCAAATAATATTTAATTATGTCTGAAAATCATGTAACCTATCGTGGGTCTATGAAAGACACCAACATCATTCAACTTCCTGTTGAATGGAAAGGGAAAGTTGACTTGGAAACTATCTCTGTGAATTTAACACCTATAGCATCCTATCAAGAACTATATGTTGAAAAGATAGAATGGGCTGAAAGAGTAGTAGTCAAGTCTGCTTCAGCATCACAAATTAACTGTTATTATACAATTAATGCTACTTTGATATGACCTTTGAGAATCTATATGTAAAAAGCGACAATGATGAGTATCTAACCAGAGTTGTTATAGATACTTGTGCTCGTACTTTTTACATGTATTCAAATGAAGGAGAAGCAAGAAGTATAAGGTGTGACTCCATTGATGAATTTATGACTGTGCTTGAATTGATACGTAGAGTTGTTGATGATAATATAATTGCTTACAGTGATGTGGTGACAAAAAACTAATTATTCTTGACTATAAATAACTCATAATAGAATTACTGCGCAAAACAGATGCCACTTAGTAGATTAGATAATTTCCTGAAGAATGTTCGTGGTAACATTATCTATGTCAATCCTAATGATTTAGATGCCACTGATGCAGTTGAGAATCAGGGTAACTCACTTGGACGTCCTTTTATAACCATTCAAAGGGCGTTGATAGAAGCAGCTAGATTTTCATATCAGCAAGGATTAGACAATGACCGCTTTGGAAAGACAACCGTAATATTATATCCTGGTGAACATGTAGTAGATAACAGACCTGGTTTAATTCCAGATGACTCTGTGAGTCCTATACGTTATATTGAGAGACAAGGTACAACCACACTAGATTTTCCACCTTTTTCTACTACATCAGACTTTGATTTATCATCAACTAACAATATACTTCATAAGTTAAACAGTATTTTTGGTGGAGTTATAGTTCCAAGAGGTGTATCTGTAGTAGGTTTAGATGTAAGAAAGACAAAAATAAGACCAACATATGTTCCTAATCCATTAAATGATAACATAGAGAGCAGTGCTATCTTCAGAATGACAGGTGGTAGTTATTTCTCTGACTTTAGTATATTTGATGGTGATCCAAATGGACAAGTTTATAGAGATTACACTGCTGCAAAGGTAGTTCCTGACTATTCTCACCATAAATTAACTACATTTGAATTTGTAGATGGTGTTAATGCAGTTAATATAAAAGATATATTCAATAACTACTTCACTTCTAGAACTGATCTAGACTTGTACTATCAGAAGGTAGGACTTGTTTATGGTCCTGCATCTGGTCGTTCTATTGAACCAGACTTCCCATCCTCAGGTTTAGATATTCAGCCTAAGACTGATGAATTTAGAATCATAGGTCCTCTCAGTGGTGAAGTAAATGTCAGCAGTATTAAAGCTGGTGATGGCACAACAGCAACAGAAACAATCACTGTTGACATAGCAACTGGTCTTGCAGGTCTAGATGTAGATACAGCATTTAATATTGATGGTGTTCCTGATGGCACATATAATGGATCATTTACTGTCACACAGGTATTATTCCAAAATACAGCAGGTTTAACCACATCATTTACATATAAAACTTCTGTTGCTCCAACAACTGCATCACCTACAGTCTCTGCAACTAAAGTTGTACTAGACACAAA